GGAGCTTGAGCTGAAAGAAGCCGAGCTTATTGCCAATCAGGCTAGCAGGATGGCGGGTGTTGTTGCCCAGCCAGTAACAGGCCAGCAAGGCCAAGTAACTGTTGAGGTTGAAAATGACTGATATTTCTGTTGCGGCTGATGTTTCTGGCGGTCAGGTTGCTCTTGAGGCTCCTGCGCTTGAATCTGATGTTGTTCAGACTGAAGCCGGAACTGAAGAGGTTCAGTCCGGCGAAGAGGGCGAAGAAGGCAATACTGAGGATACACCGTTTCCGAAGAAAGCAGTCAACGCACTCAATCGAGCTAAGCGTGAGAAACGCCAGCTCAGGGCACAAGTCCGAGAACTTGAGGCCAAACTATCGGAGCTGAAGGCATTTAAGCCTGATGCATCCACTGCACCTGACCCGAACAAGTTTGAGACTTACACCGACTTTAACGAGGCGAATGTAAAGCACCAGATTCGTGCGGCGATGGAAGAAGTTCAGAACAAGGGCAAACTCGAAGCACTGGAAAGCCAGCGCGCATTAATTCAGGAAAAGCGCAATCAAGAGCTGAATATGGTGGCTGTGGAAACTGCAAAGCAGGTTCCTGATCTGGCCCCAGTCATTTCTCAATATGCGCCGGTTCTTGAAAGCTTAGGCAGCGAATTAACGGACGTGATCTATGAAATGGATAACGCCCCGCTTGCCATTTATACGCTGGCGAAAGAAGGCATCCTTGAGGACGTTTTAAGCGCTCCAACTGCGATTGCCACGGTGCATCTGATGAATGCTCAAGCACGAGGCGAACAGAAGATGCTATCTCGTCGTGCTGCAAAACCAACCGTAACCGCTCCTGAGCCTATTCGCGCTGCGAAGGGGACAGGGGTTAACGCAAAACCGCTCCACGCACTCTCTGGTGATGACATCATGAAGTGGCTGAAGAGCTAACCAAAAGGAAAATAAAACATGGGTAATTCAGTATTAACCGTAAAGCAGGCCCAGACGATTATCGCCAAGGGTGCTGCGAAAATGTTCAAGGACAAATGCCAGTTCTTGAACACTATTGACGTAGAGCCGGACGCCACATTCAAGGGTGCAAACGGCTATATGGCTGGCGATACGATCACGATCAACAAGCCTGCCCGTTTCACGATGAACAACACTGCTGATATTACATCGGCAGTTCAGGACATCGTTGAGGAGAAGGTCACTCTGCCGCTGTCTCGTCAGCGTAACGTCCCGATTGCCATGACATCGGCTGAGATTGCAACCGATCTCGCGCTGAAGGACTGGATGAATCGTACTCTTGATCCGGCGATCACCACTCTCGCGAACGGCATTGAAGCGGAGTGCTTGAGCGACGCAAAGAACGCTGTTGGTAACTCGGTCGGAACACCCGGTTCAAGCCTGTTCGACACCGACATGATGCTGTCGGCTGGCGAACTGCTCGATAAGAATCTGGCTCCGCTTGATGACAAGCGTTTTGCACTGCTTGATAGCTCTGCTGCACGTAAGGCTGTGAATGCACGCAAAGGCCTTTTCCAGTCGTCTGCTGAGATTTCTGAGCAGTACAAGTCTGGCGCTATGGGTATGGCGGATGGGTTCACGTTCCTCAAGAACAACCTCCTGCCGACTCATACGAATGGCAATGACGTGACCGGAGTTAGTGTTCGCACGACTGTAAGCTCACAGGGGGCAACAACTATCAGCGTTCAGGGCCTGACCACCACAACCGGCACAGTGACCAATGGTTCTACCTTTACTGTTGCTGGCGTTTATGCGGTTCATCCGGTTACAAAGGTTGCATATGACTACCTGCAACAGTTTGTTGTGACTGCTGATGCGACTGCGGACGGTTCTGGTTACGCTGATCTGTCTGTCTATCCGGCGATGTATACCACTGGCGGGCGTCAGAATATCAGCGCTTTCCCGAATAGCTCGGGCGGCACTGTGACGTTCTTCGGTTCTGCATCGACTGGCTACAGCAACAGCTTGGCCTATCAGAAGTCTGCTTTCCGCTTGGTCTCTGCTCCGCTGGTTCTGCCTGACGGTGTCCATATGGCCTCGCAGGAGCGTCAGGACGGCATCAGCATTCGCGTTATTCAGGACTACGTCCCGTTGACAGACAAGATGATTATGCGCGTTGACGTGTTGTACGGCTTCACGGCTGTTCGTCCTGAATGGGCAACTCGTCTTTGGAAGTAATGAAAAAGGCGGGGGTATAAAAGCCCCCGCTAATTCCAACTGTATAGGTGTGAAAAATGACTGATGAGATTGTAAAGTTCGTTCGTGGAAACGAAGTCAAATTCACGTTTGAGCGTTTCCAGAGCCAGCTTGAGGGTATTGGCTGGGAGCGAGCCGACAAGCCTAAGCCTGTAGTTATTGAGCCTGAGGTGAAGGAAGAGCCAGAGGTAACAAAGGCTGATCTTGTTGCGAAAGCTCGGGAGCTTGGCCTCGATGTTGATGGCCGTATGTCTGAGGCACGGATTCGTGATCTTATTGCTGAAGCTGAAGCAGAAGCAGAGTAATAAAAAAGAGGTTCATCATGACGACGGCGCGAACAATAATCCGCAGGGCAATGCAGAAAGCAGGAATCCTGACAAAAACTGAAGTGCCGTCGTCTGATGAAGCCCAAGACGGGCTTGAAAGCCTTAACCAGATTTTAGCTATAAATTCAAATGACAACCTGATGATTTACACACGTCAGGAGAAGATTTTTCCGCTTGTTGGTGGTAAGGCAAGCTATACAATTGGCATTGGCGGAGATTTTAATACAGTTAGGCCGATGAAGATCGCGTCTGCATATGTCAGAATTGGCAATATCGACTATCCGCTTTATCCGTATCGCGACACGTCTTACGATGAGAACACAGCGCTGAAAAGCCTTATTGCATTACCGAGCCAGCGCTATGTTTATGATAACGGTTATCCGCTTGGAACGATTACGCTTTACCCTGTGCCAACATCAAACTGGAATATCCATTTGCGCACAGAAGACCCGCTCGCAGAGTTTGAGCTTGATACAGAGGTTGATCTGCCGCCGGGCTGGGTTCACTTCTTGACGCACGAGCTTGCGACGCTGCTGCAGCCAGAATATGGGCAGCCTGTTAGCGACGACTTGAAGCTGATTGCCAATCAAGCACGCGCTACATTGGAGATGGCTGTCGCAAAGAACAGGACGATGGACGCGCAGCCGATTGGATCAGAGCAGTTCAACATTTACACAGGTCAGGGTTACTGATGGCTAAAATAGGACTTGTCGGGCCTTCCTATCAGATGCGGTCTTTGCCACTGGATGCGCAAAGAACCATAAACCTGTTTCCTGTTCTCGATGAAATGGGCAAAGAGACTGCAGCGCTATATGGAACTCCGGGCCTTATGCTGTTTGATAATATAGGCAATGGGCCGGGCCGGAAATGCTTCTGCTCAAGCACAGGACGCGCATTTATTGTTAGCGGTTCTGGCGTGTTCGAGGTTTTCGAGGATGGAACGCATACGCTACGGGGAACTATTGACCAATCTGCAGGAAATGTAAGCGTTGCTGAAAATGATCTACAGCTTGCTATCTGTGACGGTACAAGCATTTTTATACTGACATACGACACAAACGTTTTTGAGAAAGTGACAGGGACAGGATTACCGGCAAGCGTTGGATATGTTGATAGTATTGATGGATATTTCATTGCCACAGAGAACAATTCTGGGCGGTTTTATATCTCCGGTATTCTTGATGGATTAAGCTGGGACGCACTTGATTTTGCAACGGCAGAAAGCAATCCAGATAACCTTGTAGCGATTGCTAACGTAACCGGCCAGCTCTATTTGTTCGGCAAGCGCAGCTTCGAGGTATGGTCAAACACTGGCGCAGAGGCTTTTCCGTTTAGTCGCATTAATGGAGCGATTGGCACAAATGGATGTATGGCCGCGCATACCGTATGCGTTAATGACGGCATGGTGCTGTGGGTCAGTGAAGATAAATACGGCAACGGAAACGTTATGCTGATGCATGGATATAGCCCGCAGCGCATTTCAACCGAGCCGATTGAGCTTATTCTAAACCATGTCCCATACCCGTCTCTGATGCGTGCATATATGTATCAGAGCGAAGGGCATACGTTCTACATTATAACCGGTGGAGGTCTTGAGACTTCGCTTGTTTATGATCTAACTACTAAGCTATGGCATGAGCGTGCTTTCACTAATGAATCCGGCGAGTTCGAGCAGCATCTTGCCGCTGATCTGATGTACGCATTCAATAAGCATATCTGTTGTGATCGTCGTAATGGGAATATTTACACGCTTGATATGGATTATTTGGACGATGCCGGAAGCGCTATTGTGCGCGAGAGAATTTACACACATCTTAGTGACGAGAATAAATATGTACGCTATAGTAAGCTTGAAATCGGTGTTGAGGCTGGCGTTGGCGTTCAGGATGAAAATGCACAAGGCTACAATCCGCTGATTTCCTTGAAGCTATCGAAAGACGGCGCTCGTACTTGGTCTGACTGGTTTAATGTCGAAATCGGCAAAGCTGGTGAGTTCCGTAAACGCGCAATCTTCAGACGTCTTGGGATAGCTTACCAAATGACTTTCCGCATTCGCATAAGCGACCCTGTCAAGATAGCACTCACGGGGAGTTATCTTGAGTAATCGCACGCAACCACCCATTCAGCATCCGGTAACTGATGAAGGCAATAGAGCAACTATGCCTTGGGCGCTATTTTTTAATTTCCTGTTTTCTGGCGATATTGGAACAAGTTGGACACCGACTTTTGAAAATTTAACGGTAACTGGTACGCCGACTTTTGACGGAAGATATATTCTCCTGACATCAAATCTGGCGTTTTTCCGCATAAATGTAAATCCGAATGGCGGTAACTCGACGTCTACAGCTGGAAGCACAGCTATCAACAATTTCCCATTACCGTTTTCACAGAATGGAATCTGTTTTGCTGTTTCTGGCTATACAGGAAGCAATGCAGGAATGGTTGACGCTGCAACGCGCAAGATTTTTGTCCCAAGCTGGACGTCTGTTTCTGTAGGTTTAACCATAATCGGATTAGTTGAGGTGCAATAATGGCAGATGTAGCAACACCAACCTCATATGCAGGCCAGCTCTCTCCTAGCGCAACAGGTTATCTAGGCAAGAAATGGGGCCTTTGGTCTGGCACAGATGTAGATGAAGGGCAGAAGGGTATTGCAGACACATTAGGCGATATTAACCGCATTATTGGCTATAAAGGTGGCAGTCAGATTAGCGATATAGGCCAACTTGACAATGCTCTTGCTCCACTGATTGCCAAGAGGAATAAAAGCGGACTGAGCGGCGCTCTGGGCGGTATTCTGAAGGTAGCTGCTCCAATTGCGTTATCATTGCTTATGCCCGGACTAGGGACTGCAATCGGAGCCGGTCTTGGTGCTGGAACTGGTGCGCTTGGCTCTGCTTTAGGTGGAGCTATTGTAGGAGCTGGTACGTCTGGACTGACTAGCGCATTGACAGGCGGAAAAGTTCTTAAGGATACGCTTACCGGTGGTGTAACTGGCGGCATTGGCGGTGGTATACAGGGCGCAACGGCTGGTAAGGTTTTGGCAACGTCTGGGCCGCTTCAAGGGCAGATGGTGACTCCGGGCGTGTCAAGTGCTGTTGCTCAATCCGGGCCGCTTGCAGGTCAGGCTATCACACCAAGCATGGGCAGCGGAATTGGGACTAGCATTGGAAGCTACAGCCCTGACATTCTGCAAAAAGCTGTGAACTTCGGCGCTAACGTAAACGACAAAATCGGCAATATTGGCAATCAGGTCGCAAGCGCTGTTGGATTACCAACGTCTGCGGCTAAAACTACTGGAGGTATAACAATGAATAACCCGTTAACAAGCGCTCTCAGCGGATTTATGGAGTACAAGACCCAGAACGACATCGCCGAGAAGCTTAAGAAATCTCAGCTAGCGGCATTGCAGCAAATTACGCCGTACACTCAGACTGGAGCTTCGGCTAATCAGCAACTTGCACAGGCTCTAGCGGCTGGGTTCAATCCGGGGGATTTGTCTGAAGATGCTGGCTATCAATTCCGGCTTGGGCAGGGGCAGAAAGCCCTTGGTCAGAGCCTTGCAGCTCGTGGCATGGGTCAATCTGGGGCTGCATTGAAGGCGGCGCAGGAATACGGCCAGAACCTAGCCAATCAGGAATACAACGATGCCTATAATCGCTGGTTGTCACAAAATTCTCAGCTTAACAGCGTGGCAAATCGCGGCTATACTGCTGCTAGTGAAGCTGGCGATATCATGAGTAATATCGGAGCGGTTGGAGCGCAGGGCATTGCCGGACGCAACAACGCTGTATCAAGCACACTGGCAAGCCTTCTAAGCGGTCGTGGGATTATCGGGTTCGACAATATGGGTAATCCGATTTACGGCTAAGGAGTAATCATGGCCAGAGCAGTTGACCTAAGCGCGTTTGATAAAGTACGCAGCCTTGCAGATTATGACAAGGCAGCCATTGAAGAAGCTCGGCAGCGGTTTATGCAAGATCAAGCTTTGCAGATGCAGCAAAAAGCAGCGGATCGTCAGCAACAAATGTTTGACCTTGAGCGCCAAAAGTTTGAAGCCGAAAAAGCTCAACCCGACCAAATGTTCGGCGGGAACAGTTTCCAAGCACAATTAGGCAATCAGATGAAGCGCATGGGATATTCTGATGACCAGATTATTCAGGCGCTTACAATGAAGGGTATTCCGCTGCAAGATGGTGGTTATGCTACATATAGCCCATCAAATGTTATTGGCGCTCCTGCTGGGCAGAGAATTCCGTCTGGCACTCCTGCACCATCAAATCCAGCTCCAGTGCAGACAGAAGAACTTCCGCCCGCAAGCGGTGAATTTGGAAACATTCTAGATAATATCAGGAATGTTCCTCCGCAGTCTGCAATTCCTGTTGAAGGCAATATGAACGCTAGCAACGATAGTTTGCCGCTTCCAACTCCTGAAAACTTCAGGCCGCGCGGACCTAATGTTATTGTGCAGCCCGGAATGAAGCAGGCCGATGCTATGGCGGCAATGTCTTCTGCAGACAAGGCGGAGGCTCAAGCGGTAAACTCTATCGCATTGATCGATAAACTTATTGATGAGAACGGTAATATACGACCAGAAGCCGCAAGCGTAGTAGGTCCCATTCAAGGACGGACTGTCGCAAATATTCCAATGACACGAAACCAGACATACGCGCAGCCAATTATTGACCAGATTAGAGGTCAAGCGTTCCTGCAAGCTTTTGAAAGCTTAAAGGGCGGCGGTGCAATTACTGAGATTGAAGGTCAGAAAGCCACGCAAGCTATGGCTCGATTGTCGCAAACTCAGTACGAGCCTGATTTTGCTAATGCATTGAAAGAACTTCGAGATATTATGGCCGTTGGTATGCAGAGAGCGCGACAAATGCGCGGTCAAATCAGAACTGCAAATCCTGTTCAAAATCAAATGGACGCAGCACCGCAGGATGTTCGGTCAAGTACGAGACGCAGATATAACCCAGCTACAGGTGAACTCGAATGATAGAAATTGAAGCTCCAGACGGTTCTATAGTTGAATTTCCTGACGGAACATCTGACAGTATTATTAAGTCAGTTATGTCAAAGAATTTCTTGTCAACTCCTACACAACTAGAGCAGCAAAGAGGAAATGAGCCTAGGTTCTCAGGCGCACAAGGGGATGTTTTTAGCGCGATGCAGGGCGCTACGTTCAATCTTGGAGATGAGATTGCAGCGGGTGCGACTGCTCTAGGTTCTAAGGTAGGATTACTCGATAAGGGAATTAAGTACGACAGGGCGCTAGACACTATTCGCCAGATGCAGGGTAACTTCCAGAAAGAACACGGAGGCAGGGCTTTAGTTTCAACTATTGCTGGAGCTATACCAACGGCTATTGCTACGGCTCCTGCGGCACTGGCGGCGATGCCTGCAAGACTTGCTCAAGGTGCTACGATAGGAGCTAGATTGGGACAAGGCGCTGTTATGGGCGCAGAGTATGGCGCAGCGGCTGGATTTGGGCAAGGTGAAGGCGGTGCGGCTAACAGACTGTCATCCGCTGGTACTGGGGCGACTGTAGGAGCTGCAACTGGTATTGCTGGTCAGGGTGTAGCTGAGGTCGCTAAACCTCTTGCACGATATGGCCTAGAGGGATTACGCCAGACGCGGGAAGCTCTTGGATATGGGTCTCCTTCTAATATGGCAAACCGTGCCATTATAAGCGCAGCTAACCGTGCAGGTATAACTCCTGATGAAATGCTTGCGCGGATGCAGCAGAGCCAAGTTCCTTTGTCTATGGCTGATGTTGGAGGCATTCCCATGCAGCGGCTTGCGAGGGCTGTTGTTACTCAGGAAGGCCCTGGTTCAGAGCGTGCTGTATCTGCGCTAACAGAGCGTCAAGCTGGTCGCGGTGATAGGCTTGTTAATGCGTTCCGTCAATACGTCTCACCAATGGATGATGCGACGCAAACAATTGACGATATAATTAAGGCTCGCGCTGCTCAAGGTGCGCCTGATTATCAGGCGGCTATGGAAATGGCTCCACAATGGACAAGCGGCCTAGAACGAATGGCAAAAGACCCGCTTATTCAGCGTGGACTTGCCCGTGGTCGTGAGATTATGCGCATAGAGGCAAACGCTCGTGGAACTACATTCGATCCTAACGATTATATTCTTAATTCAGAAAGAAGAATAAGTAGTGGCTACGGTATGCCAAAGGAAATGCAGCGTAATATGTTGGAAGTTCCTAACATGCGGGCGCTGCAAGCTGCTAAAATTGGCCTTGATGACATTCTTGAAGGATACAGAGACCCCGTAACGCAGCGGCTTAACCTAGACCAGCGCGGACGTGCAATAAACGAATTACGCCGAAGCTTCCTGAATGAGCTTGAAAAAGTAAATCCAGCTTATGCTGAAGCAAACCGTAATTGGGGAGCTGCAACTGATTTAAAGAACGCCGTTGACCGTGGTCGCTCTTTCTTACGCGGTGACATTGACCTAAACGAGCGAGCCATTGCTTCTTTAACTCCGTCTGAAAAAGCCATGTTCCGAGTTGGTGCGGCAAGAGAGTTGCGCCGCCAAGTGGAAACAACGCGCGGAACAAACGACGCACTCCGCAAATTCTTCGGAACGACAGAACAAACGCGCAGACTTCGCGCATTGTTTGACAGCAACGAAGACTTTATGAACTTTCAGAAAGTGCTACTTGATGAGCAGCTTGCCCAAAGAACAGAAGGAACAATGCTTGGCGGAAGTCAAACGGCAAACAAACAGCAAGAACTCGGAATGCTTGCAGGGGCGTACCAAGCACCAACGTCAGCTAGTAATTTTACGGCAAATATTTTACGCGGATTAGGAAATATGGCAGTTGGTGGTTCGAGAACTCGCCGCGCTGATGAGCTTGCTCCGTTGCTATACGGAACTAATCCCGCAGAGGTAGCAGACAGGCTTTTGCAAATTCAAGCCATGAACATGAGACAGATTGGCCTGAATAGATCAGTTGGAAATGCTGGCTCGAATGCCAGAAACATGCTTGCTCAAGTTCTCGCTGGTCAGTCAGTCAGTCAGTGATTAGTTGGAATTGCAATAGGGTCTAATTAGTGGTAATTTACCGTGAAAGGTTTTGACATCGAATGGCAGTCTTACTCGTACCCCCTTACTTGCAGTTTTTCGATGCTGATGGAAATCCGCTTTCTGGTGGTAAGATTTACAGCTATTCAGCTGGGACAACAACGAAAAAGGCAACGTACACCGACGAAACGGAAACGCATCAGAACACCAATCCTATCATTCTTGATGATGCTGGACGCGCTGTTGTGTTCATTCAAGGTTCATATCGTTTTGATACGTATGATGCAAATGACGTGCTTATCCGCTCTGTTGATAACGTCACAAGCTTTGCAACTCTTGAATCTTCGAACAATGCTTACTTCGAAAGCTTTAGCGGCACAGGTTCAAAGACAAGCTTTACAACGTCAGAAACGCTTGGAACTGAAAGCGCAGCCATTCAGGTTTATGTTAGTACGCCAGTTCAGTCCTATGTAGATAATGGCGATTTTGCGACTGACACCATCTGGACTAAGGGAATCGGATGGAGTATTGGCGCAGGTGTAGCAACTGCTACTGGTGCGATCAGCACAGCAATCAGCCAGACATCGCCAAAAACAATTGTAAGCGGTCGTGCGTACCGTGTGACATACACTATTACGCGCTCGGCTGGAGGTTTGATTCCGTCAATTGGTGGAGCTAATGGCACTGAGCGTACAGCAAGCGGGACTTACACTGAAATCGTCATTGCCGGAAGTACGCAGACAATTGCATTCACTGGCAACGGATTCACCGGAACGCTTGACACTGTAACCATCGAAAACATTGACACGACTGGTTTTCAGATTCAAGACCCGTCAACATACACCATCAACGGAACTGCTCTCGAATTTGCCGTTGCTCCTCCGTCTGGCACAAATAACATTTATGTATTCGCTCCTACGCAGCTCGTAGGCGCTGCTGTAGCTGCCGCTGACCAAGCAATCGCAGCTCAAGCTGCTGCTGAGGCTGCTGTGATTACAGTGCAGAATCAGAAGATTGTATGGATGGGTGATTGGGCAGCTGGTACGTACAATATCAACGAAGCAGTGTTCTATAACGGCTCAAGCTGGATTGTGACTGCTGCAACGACTATCGACATGCCTTCTATCTCATCGCCTGACTGGGATTTGCTTTGCGAAAAAGGTACAGACGGGACAGGCGGCATTCCGTCACCTACAGCGTCACAGGTCTATTCATTCCTGCGTGCTTCAGGGACTGGGACTTATACTTGGTTCTCAGGGACAACAACCGTATCGGCAGCATCAACAATTAGCCTAGTCGGTGGTAATACAACTATTGTAACGATTACCGGATCAGGAACAATCAATAGCTTTGGTACACCTGTCCACAGCGGAGATATTCGCTTTGTCAGGTTCGGGACATCCACGGTAACTCTAACGCATAGCTCGTCATCTGGCGGCATTGATCTTCCGGGCGCTGCTAATATCTCTACAACTACCGGTGATTATGCCATATTCGTAAGCTCGTCTACTGGGACATGGCTCTGCTGGAGTTATTCGAAGGCGAGCGGTCAGCCTGTTTCAAATGTAGCACTGTCAAGCTTGGGTAGTGATGTGACCAAGGCATTGAATACGGTGCAAGATTTCAGATTGACGCTATCGAGCGGTAATCCTGTCGCTGACGTTTCTAGTTCATCTATTATCTATGCGACGCCATATACAGGAAATTCCATTGCTTTGTATAATGGAACTCAATGGAATGTCAGAGCATCTAATGAGTTTTATGTCGGACTTGCTGGACTAACTGCAAATCGGCCTTATGACCTGTTCTGTTATGATAATGCCGGTGTTCCAACTCTTGAATTTACGTCTTGGACAAATGACACAACGCGCACAACAAATCTAACCCGTCAGGATGGCGTTCTGGTTAAGAGTGGCGATGCAACCCGCAGATATATCGGAACGTTCTACGCAACAAGCTCCACCACAACGCAAGATGATTTGGAAAAGCGCTTCTTGTGGAATTATAACAACCGTGTGCTGAGAACGCTTCGGAAGCTCGAAGCAACAGCAAGTTGGACATACACAACCAACACGTTCAGGCAGGTTAATGGTTCTTCTGCAAATCAGATTGAGCTTGTTTGTGGTGTAGCTGAGGACAATATCAATATCGAAGCATCAGCTACATGTAGCAATTCCGGTGGGACAGGCTCTATTGCTTACACTGGCATTGGCGTTAACTCATCAAGCACTGACTTTAGCATCATTCAGAGGCCAGTACGGCCATATGACACTTATGCAGCTTGGTGCCCGAATAGCAAGATTGTATCTGGGTTGCCTTCAGCTGGAAGAACTTACTATACTTGGCTTGAGAAGGTAACAGCCAGTGGGACAACAACGTGGTATGGTAACAGCCAGAACGGCATAACAGGAACTTGGAACACTTGAGAGGAAGAAATCATGGTTGATGATGTAAGGCAACTTCTCCCTAACTTTTCTGGCACTGACTTTACAAGCCAGTTTGACGTTGAGCTTGCCGCTGGTGACGTATTGATCGTCGGTGCTGGTCAAGCTGGCCGCAAATGGACAACGCTATCTTGTTCTCCGCTTGTAGCTGGGACAACTTCGCGGATCACAGGCAAAAAAATAACCAAGTTTCCTGCGCGGTTCTTTTTCGAGATGTCAGTCTCGCAGCGTTATCGCGGTGATTATGGTATTGTCGCACTTCGCAATGACCCGACAAGTGATTATCCGATCGCTGTCCCGCCTGTAACGCCTATTGCAATTTCGAGTATTCAGCAAGCGACGACCACGCTGACAATAGTTCTTTCGGCTCCGTTTGATGGCGGAATTGGCGATTGGGTAAATATTACGGGCGTTCCGGATAATCGCCTGAACTACTTCAATCTGTGTATTGCCACAATCAGCCTTGATAAGCTGACACTGACGGCGACAGTATTTGATGAGACAACGCTACCATCTCTGACAGTTGGCCCGTATGCGGGTGTCGGCACTTTGACGCGCGTTGAGCCGTTCGATTTTGCCACAAATGCTATTGGCCTCCGTACATCAGGCACAACAGCAACTTCAAATGCGTTATTGTCACGTTTTGGCGGTGCAGAGGGCTACTGGGCAAGCGGCACTCTCGCAGGAAGCCAGCTTCTTACAACAGCGTCAACGGCTGCTGTCTGGACTGTCTCAGCTACAGGAAACTATTCAGTCAGCCCTACATCTCGCTTCATGTTCGATTGCAATGCGCGTGAGGCTGTTTTCCTTGATAAAGCATCTGACGCAAACGTAAGTTATTCAGCGAGAACAACTCTGACAAATGTCAAGCCAGACGACGCGCGAGACTATCGCGTATCCATGGCTGTTGTAACGCCTGCAAGCCGGCCTGTCCCCGTGGCGAAGATTGTTTCTGCCGTTAAAACTGGCACGACTACAGCAACTATCACAACAGACGTTCCGCATGGTCTGACAACATCTAGCTATGTTCAAACATACGGTATCCGTGACATAACAAACTTCCCCAACCTAGCCGCTGCAACAGTTGTGTCGTCTGTTGTAAACGATACAACGTTCACCATCGTGATTGCTGGTGCTGTTACCGCTACATCATACGGCGGCGCGGTGACTGTATGTAATGGTGGACAGTTACAGCCCGGTCTTATCGGTCAAACAGTGCAATCAGTTGCCCGTGACGCAACAGGCTTGGTTACTGTTGTTGGCAACACAACATG